TCTCATCAGTGAATTTATGCGTAAGGAGGAAGAAATGGAAAAAGAAACGGTGAAGATAAGAACAAAGAAAGGGAGAATAATAACATTAACTATTTCTCAAAGAACAGATACACAAGTAATTGGAACTGATAAATTCAACAAGCCTGTAATCTTAGATATCAATGAAATCGCCTCAATGTTACCAATAACAGGTGATCCTGATGATTAATCTTATCATAAAAGAGAGGATAAGACGCATAACATTTGAGATTCAAATGCCATTTATAGAGGCTACAATGGTATATTGGGTAGGTGGCCATGATGAATAAACAACTTTCAGTTGCAACTAACACCAGTAAGATTCTAACTTGCCTAAAGAATCATCCAGAAGGAATTACACCTAAATTAATTGCACTTTCTACGAGGATAAACCACAATACAGTAAAGTCATTATTACCAAAGATTAAAGGAGTTAAAAAGATACTTAGAGGCCTTTACAAAGTTGTTGAAGGGGGGGATACCCCTATCATCAGTCCAATACAAGAATTACACTCCTGGAACTTCCATAACTGCATTTTGTCGTGTCAATTAACCAATCATCCTAAGAAAACTATCACTACAACTTATAGTTTTAATATCATCAACTATGAGTTTGTTATTAGCAATTCAGGACACGCTTCAATGAGGATTAGCTCTGATAACCCCTTAAACATCTCCTCTATCTGTTCATGTTACGCATACTTCTCCGAATTACTATCCAAGCACTCTTCAGACTCCATTACGCAAAAGAAGTGCTATATATCCACCATTGAATTTAATAAAGATTACAAGAACCTGCGATTAGAAGGAGTAAAATGCCTAACAGTAGATAACTTAGTAGAGCAATTCAAGCTATATCAGAAAAAAGCCTGTATGAGAATAGAACATAAGACTAAAGTAAAGCTAACTGTAGAGAATGTAGTTGATATGCTCACTAACAACCCTAACAGCTTAGAAACCAACATAAAACTGTCCAAAGTAATGGAACAGAATAAAGCCCTTATTGAGAAAACAGCTACAAATACAGAGTTGATATTCAAGCTTATAGATAAGATGAAGGGGAATAATGGCGATTGAGAGATTAGAGAGAGTAATGTGGAGATTAAGGAAAGAGTATCCTAATACTAACCAAGTAACTAATTCAGCACTAAGAAGAGCTATTGATATGGAATGTGGCACTGATATAAGGACTTATAAGAGTAACAGAAAGGCATTGATTAGGATTGGTTTCATAAAGCACAAGAACAAGAGCAAGGTATACATCACTAACAAAGACTTAGGAGGATAGAAATGGAACACTCAACACATAAACCTGGTATTAATCAACTAAACAGAGAAGTAAGGGCTATGGGCTTAAAAATAGCCTTTTCTTGGCTTATAGGGATACTAATAGTACTAATCATGGCATTATAAGACTACCCACCAATATCCCCCACTCAACCCCATCCATCCCCCCACCCCATCAATACGACGTACGAACGGATTACCCACCCTACCCCCTTCCCGTTAAATAAGCCCGAATCTCATTCCCACCCCCCTCCCAACCCCCAGGCATCAAGGAATATTTTATTCAATTTTAATATAAAAAATAAGGAGGAAAAAACAAATGGCATTAAGCAAAGATGATTGGATTTTAACACAAAACCAGTTCAAATCACAGCTAACACAGACCTTACTTCAATTAGAAGTAACTGAAGCAACTTTGAAGATGATTGAAGAAAAGCTAAAAGCTTTTAAAGATGAGAAGAAATGATATGTTATGACAAGAAGAGCTCATTGTATGTTTTGCAATAAGAAGTTTAGGAAAGGAGAGAAAATATACAAAATAGGTTATGCACATGAAAAAGGTAATTGGAAACTTGATGGTTGTAGTAAATGCTGGGATAAGTATTATGGAGAAAAATGACAGATGAATGGATATGGGATAAATGGCAGCAAGAATTAATAGATCATGAAGGCTCTGTTACTGTAAGATGTGGAAGGCAGGTAGGTAAATCTACAACTGCTGGAAAGAGAAGAGCAAATCAGATGCTAAAGTATAAGGATAGTGTGAGCTTGATTATCGGCCCAGCTGTAAGACAGAGTGGAGAACTATTCATTAAGGTAATGGGTTGGTTAGAACATGAGAATCAAAAGCAATTAGAAAAGGCTGGAGGATATACAGAAAATCCTGATTTAACAGCTAAAGGCAATATGGATTTAAAGAGGCGATTTGAATACGATCATGGCATATACAATGAGATTCCAACTAAAACAACTGTTATTCTGAAAAAAGATTTCAATAAGCCAAGAGGATTTGATAATAAGGGAAGTGTTTGTTATGCGTTACCTGCAGGAAAGACAGGAATATACCTTAGAACCTATGCGTTAGATTTCTTAGATATTGATGAAGCAGCTTATGTTCCTGAAATGGTTTATACAGCTCTAAAGCCAATGTTAGCAGTATCAGAGAAGAAAAGAGGGTTAGGATGGGAAACATTTTTAAGCACACCATTCGGAAAGGGAGGATTCTTCTTTGAATCACATTATGGTAAAGATTATAAGAAATTCCATGTAAGCACAGAGGATTGTCCGAGAATCTCCAAAGGATTCCTGAAAAAAGAAAGAGCAAGACTAACTAAAGCACTATATAGACAGGAATGGCAAGGGGAATTTTGTGATGAATGGAATCAGTTCTTCCCAACAGCGTTAATAAAGAAGTGCATGACAATGATAGATTGGAATAAAAAGGATGATGGTATAGCTGGAGCAAACTATTATCTTGGGCAGGATTTAGCAAGATATGGGGGAGATGAAGTAGCTTATGTAATTGCAGAAGAGCATGATAATAAGGTAAAAGCAGTAAAATGCCTAACAAGAGAGAGAGTAAGCACAACTCATACTGTAGGGGAAACAGGAATTATTGATGATGAATGGAACTTTAAAAGAATCTTCACAGATAGTGGAGGAATGGGTGGCCCAGTATTAGATCAACTACAAGAAAAGGTAGGTAAGAGAAAGGTTATAGGGCTGGATAATTCAACAAAAGGTATTCAAGTTGAAGGGGATGAGAAAAGAGTTAAGATATTAAAGGAAGATTTATATTCATTCACTCTAATGCTAATGGAAACTGGAAGATTGAATTTAATAAATGATTTAGACTTATTGAAGAGCATGAAGAGTATAACATTTGAATACACAGCAGATAAGAAAGTTAAAATCTTTGGGAAATACAGCCACTTAACAGAAGCATTAGTGAGAGCCTGTTGGTGTTTGAAAGAAAAAGGATTAGATATATACTGTTATTAGAGAAGTATCGGGGATATATAGGAACGGTGTCCACCCCTCTCTCCTCTCATAGAGTATAAAGCACTACTACTATTTAAACCTTTAGTTGTTGAGAGAGCAACTAAACAACTAATAGTTTGGTAAAGTTTATATAGGAGTTTGATTATTAGACTTAATATGGAAATAATCCAAAGGATAGAACAAATAGAAAAGAAAGCAAAAAAGTTGGATGAAGAGATTAAGAAAATAAAAAAAGAAATTAAGGAGAAAGAATGAGTCACACAGGAATCTATGTCCCAACAATAGCAGAATTTCAGTATAAATGCGGACTTGGTGTATCTATACTTGCTTCATCAGAGCCATACGCTAATTCATTTATATCACAAGCAGAATCAGTAATCAACATGATATGCAGAAAAGTATTTGCAACAGACACAGCAGCTTTCACAGCACTGCCATCAACAACTAAAGGTATTCTTACAGAAGTCGCAAGTAACTTAGCAGCAATTTATGCAATCACTTATGATATGTCAGGATATTCCTCAAGAATAGAAGCAGAGGATATGATAAACATTCTAAGAGATGGAGCACTAAGAGGACTAAGTTTGTTAAGAGACCAAAAGCAGAAAGACTTTTTACCTAAAGGTACACTATAATGGTATTTGAACATGATTATAAAAACTACCCAGAATTAACAAACACTCAGATAAATGAGATTGGATTTACTTCTCCACACAAACAGATAACAGAAGATTTCTATGCAGAGGTTGTAAAGGTGCATGATGGTGATACAATTACATTAAGAGTGGATTTCAGAGACTTTGATTTCCCATTAAGATTCTTAGGAATAGATGCTCCAGAGATGAACGCAGGTGGAGATATAGCAAGAGATTGGTTAAAAGAACAAATACTTGGTGAAGAAGTAATGATCCAGATTGATAGAAATCAGAGAGTAGGAAAGTATGGAAGATTATTAGGCAGGGTTATATCCAGGGGAATGGATATGGGGGATGCTGAATTAAGATTAGGATTAGTAACAACTTTTGATCAAAGAAGAGAAGGACAGATTCCTGATATAAACAGAGAACTGATGGTGGAAAAATGGCTGTAGATGTACCAGGCGGAATACTGAAACAATCAGATGTTAGGGAAACAATCACAAACACAGAAGAAGTAGGTGTCGGATGGAACTTAGCTTATATCAGGTATGATAGGAGATTCAATACAGCATTAGCTGCTGATTTAAGGGGAATTTATATCAGCCCTGATGGTTATCATATATATATTTGCAGGGATGGTGGAGCTGCGAGTTATGTTTATCAATATTTATTAGGAACAGCATGGGATATTAGCACAGCCAGTTTTGTTCAAAATTTAGAGGTTACTGCTAAAGAAGTTAATATACAGGGAGTGCACTTTAAACCAGATGGCACAAAGATGTATACGATTGGACGTGATGGTGAAAGTGTAGATGAATATAACTTAACTACAGCATGGGACATTTCAACAGCAGC